GCTTTTGATTCTTGTGCAATTTTATCTGTCTCAGCCTTGATCTTTGCATTTTTAAGCGCGGCCTCTTCAATCGTCAATTGCTGTATTTGTTGCTGATATAGTTGCTCAGTGGTAGGCTTATTGCTTTCTGCCTCTATTTCCTCGTTGGTTTTGACAATATCATCGGCGTTTAAATGTCGTGCTTGTACTGCTTTGCGATATAGATCAAAAGCAATGGTTGACAAGATTGTTGCGGAGACTGCAAATAAAAATGTAGCAACTGAATTTAGCGCAATGCAAGCGAGCCAACAGGTTGTTATGAACCCAGGCATTATACCAGTAGCCGATTCTATAATGCTGAGCGCTGGATTTAAAGATCACAACGAATACCCAAGCGCCATAGCACCTGATATTGCTCAAAACGTTGTAGATACCATCCATAGCAACACAAGTCCACAGTTTCCAGCACTACCAGAACAAGCAGAACCATTGCCTTTGAAGATGCCACAAGAGCAAGAATTACAATCCCCAAATGTTGGATTAGCACAAGGCATAGAAACAATAGAGAATGATGGATTAATACAAGATTGATAAATAAGTGTATGATACGGCGTTTTAATAGCGATAAGATCTATAGACAATATGCAAAACACAAACACGACAATGAATGATTTATATAAAAGGATACGGAAGTTCACGAAAGAATATGGTAAAGAACCAACACATATTTACATGGATGACAAAGCATTTCATTCTTTATGTGACGAGTTGAAGTTTTTTCCTATGTTTGAAGATGGAAAAAGCGACGGAAAGAATTATTTCATGGGCGTAGAGATTGTATTGACTGGCGCTGATGATTTTGTGGGGTTAGCGTGATGATTGAACAAGAAATAAAAACAATTGCCGGTGATACACTATTTAGTTTTGAATGTGATTATTATCACACTCAAGGAATCAAAAAAGCCATTATGGAAGCGCAAAAGCAACGAATAAATCAGTTCTCATATTGCGATTTTAGGGGAGCAGAATTGAATAGGGTAACTTTGCGGGGAATGAATTTCTCAGGCAGTGATTTTACTGGAACATCTTTTAGGGGCAGTGATCTACGCGAGAGCGCATTAACTAACTGCAAATTGGATAATATTAACATCAGGCATACGATCGGCAACAAAAACGAAATATGCAGTATGCAAATAGATACATACAATATTGCATTTACAAACAAATACTTAGCTATTGGTGTATTACAATATTGTATTGATGAATGGAAGTTATTTAGTGATGATACGCTACCAAAGTCCATTGATATAAACTGGTGGCGTAAATGGCGAGATTTTATCTTTAAGGCGATAGAGCTGAAATATGACTGAACAAGAAATAAACGAACAAAACATAATCAATAACATAGGCGGTATTTTAAGAAATATTTATCGCTACTATAATATTGAGCATGATAGCAGGCTTATTGATGATGAGTTGTTTTATCTATTGGTATCGTATGTAACCAAGAGCGTAGAGGGAGACTGGCATAACAAAACCAGTTATCCAGATCGTATCAAAAAGATGCTTGACACGGGTTATGTCATTGATTTTTTAGACTGGCTTATGAAAGAGTCTAGTCAAGGTTTTGTTGAGCTGATAGAGAACCCAAAAACAAAGCCTTATTTACGTGCTTTTGATATGACTGAATATAAGGACACTAAAGAGGATATTAACGATCAATATATTGATATGACTCCAGAATTAAGAATGGCGATTGTAACCGAAGAATGTATTACAAAAAGCTATAATGATGCAAAACAACTTGTGCGCAAAAAATATCCTCGCGTTTCATGGAAAGAACATGGCGATAGTTATCAAGAAGATATTGCATGTTTTCAGGCTAGGATTACAGAAGCCGATGCTAAACGTTTATCTATTGATTGGGATAAGTGCATAAGATTATGATGATTTTAATTCTAATTCTAATTAGTATAACAACAGCGAGTCTATTGGTTATATATACTGTATTTTTTCTATTGGTTGTTATTAATAACAAGATTAATCAATATGATTTAAAAAATAATCAAAGACATCTAACCTGTGATATTAACCCAAGATGCCATCCTGCATTTTTTTTAACTAAAGACAATGAAGCATGGATTGGTAATTTTAAGCTAAAAGATGGTACGTATTGATGCAACAAGATTATGACTGACAAAGAACAATTCCTTGGGCATTTTGCAACACATTATGCACCACCGTATTACTATCAAAACAGCCAAGGTATGCCAATATTGAACACTCCTATTATTGGAGGAAAAAAGACAATGCAGATAGACAAAGAAAGCGACACCTGGAAAGCAATAGAAAAGTTTCTTAATGAGCAATTAACAAGCTCGCAAAGTGCATGTATGGAGCAGATTAGCTACGAAGCAACAACCTATTGGCGTGGATATTACCGCGCATTGAAAGAAGTACAACACTTGGCAACACAAAAACCGATGGAAGAGATAGCTCAACCTGATTACACCTAATATTTAACTAACCGCCGTAAGGATTTACCGCACATGACAACCAATAACGAGACCGCCGAACAACTCCGCGAAATCGAAGAGAAAGACCAAGAGGTTTTTAACAACGAATTTAATGCGTTTGCCAAAGGAGCGCCGACAGAGAATTACGATAAAACGCTAGCTGACGATGCTGAATCGGCAACTGATGACAAGGAAGGCACTGATAATACAGATCCGTTAGCCGGTGGTGACACCGTCAATGAACAAGATAATGACAATAATGCCATCGATTATGAAAAGCAGCAATTATTAAAAGAAATAGAGTCGTTGCGGCAATTAACGGCCAAACTTGAGCACAGCAATAAGTCACAAGTAGGTCGTGTATCTGCATTGCAAAAGAAAATTGATACTGAATTAGCCAACCGTTTAGACATTACCGACACTATTGATGACGATGAAATAAGGGATTTATTGGAGATATACCCGGTCGAAGCGGAAAAAATCATAGCCTGGGCAAAGAATCAAGTTATTACTCCTGTACATGATGAGATAAAAACCATTGAACAAGAGGGCGAAAAGGATTATGCCGAACAACGGGAATACTGGGCACAGCAAGAATACCAGAATCAGGTTGATTATCTTAATACAAAATACGGAGACTGGGACAAATGGGGAAATTCCCCTGAGTTTTCTCAATGGTTGGGAACAAAGCCACCTGCAATCAAAGCGATGGCGAATCAATTTGATGTAAATAATTTTGATTATTTACTAAATGAGTATATAATCGAGCAAAATAGATTAACTTCAAGCATAGATGAAAGAAAAAGTCAACTTGAAAGTGATAGAAAGGCAAGACTTGAAAGTAATGTCAATATCAAGAATACGGGAGCCGCTAAAACTGCCGCCCCACCTGAAGATTTTGAAAGTGCTTTTAACTACTTTGCAAAGAAATAGCAAAGTACAATAAAAACTCGCCGAGAGGCGACAAGAGAAAGGCGTTGATACGCTCTGATTGCAGGATTTATATAGCAATTAACGTATATCATTAAGTCACGATGGTTTTGAGAGCCGGTATAAATACCCGCACAAAAAGCATGTCCCTCGTAAAAGCTTAATGAACAACCGAATGTTGTTTATTAATTAATTTTATAGAGAGACACCCTCATGGCACAAACATCTTATGGCTCAATAAGCCAACGTACCGCAGCGTGGGCAGCTACAGTTATGCTGTCTCACGCTGAACCGATTTTAGTATTGTCTAAATTCGGTCAATCAAAACCACTCCCAAGCAATAAGGCTGACACGGTTAAATTCCGTCGTCCAATTCCTTTTGCTATTTCGACCGCTCCATTGGTTGAAGGCGCAACTCCAACATCCCAACAACTTAACTATGAAGACGTTACTGTACAAATTCAACAGTACGGTGCTGTTACGATCATCACTGACAAAGTAGATGATTTGGCGGAAGACCCCGTTTTGTCTGATGCGTCTATGATGAGTGGCGAGCAAGCCGCTGAAACCATTGAAATGGTGACATACGGCGCAATCAAAGCAGGTACTAACGTATTCTATGACACCATCGCTCATACTACCCGCGTAACAATTGACAGCAAAATCACCTTGTCCAGAATGCGTGCAATGGTACGTTCATTGAGAACAAACCGTGGTAAACCCATTAATTCAATGTTGGATTCATCCCCTAACTACGCAACTCGCGGTATTGAAGGTGGCTATATTGGCTTTGGTCATACTGATCTTGAAGCCGATATTAGAGGCTTGGCTGGATTTATCCCCGTTGCTCAATACGGCTCACGCGAGCCTTTATGCCCTGAAGAGTTAGGTTCTGTTGAAAACGTCCGTATTATCCTGACCCCTTTGATGGTTCCATTCCTGGCCGCTGGTGCAGCTGTTGGCGCGACCGGCATGATTGCCGCTAACGCAACAAACATCGACGTTTATCCTTTTATCATTATCGCTAAAGAAGCTTATGGCTTGGTTCCATTGAAAGGGCCGTCTGCTATTACTCCTAGCGTTATCAATCCAGGCAATCCGTCCAAATCAGACCCTCTTGGTCAAGTTGGCTTTGTAGGCTGGAAGACATATTTTGCAGCCAAGATTCTTAACGAAAACTGGATTGCAAGATTGGAGGTAGCGGCGACTGCGTTATAGTTCCATTCCATTATGACAACTTGACAGTTATCATGTATAATAACCACTTATTTTTAATTAAATCAGTGTGTTATTATCATGAAAATCATAAAAAATTGTAAAAGTTGCGGAAAAGAAATACAAGTAAGACCAGAAAGAAGCACAAAGTATTGTTCTTCTGAGTGTAAGAAAAAAGATAGGCCAGTACATGAAAGAGCATGTGTCAATTGTGGCAAGATTTTTACAACAAGATTCTTTGATTCAACACAAAAAACATGCTCAATCACTTGCAGAGATGCAATCAAGCCTAAATTTGAAAAGCCTTGTGCAAAATGCGGAAAGTTATTTTATGCTCCCGCCAAGAACAAGGCGAGATACTGCTCTAAAGAGTGTTCACCAATTGGCAAAGCAATTACCAAAGAATGTGAGCAATGCGGAACCGCTTTTGATGTTACCAAAGCAAAATATGGAAAGCAGTTTTGTTCCATAGCTTGTAGAGGGAAAGCAGATCAAAAACGGATTAAAAAAGTTTGTGAAGTTTGTAGTTCAGAGTTTGAAGTAAAAGAAAGTTTAAGTGATCAAAGAACATGTTCTACAGCATGTGGCGGTATATTAAGAAGTAAAGAAAAACTGCAAAAAGTCTGTGTAGTTTGTGAAAAAACTTTTGAAGTATATCCAAGTAGACCAGATGCTCAAACCTGTTCCCATGAGTGTGCAATAAGCGTAAGAGCTGAAGGCACAAAAAGACGATATTTTATAACATGCGAACATTGTGGAAATGAGTTTGAAGAAGCTCATAGCCATTCAGATAGAAGGCGGTTTTGTTCTAAGGCGTGTAGAAGTAATTCAACAGTCTATAAACAAGAACAATCGGCTAGAATGGATGGTGAGTTAAACCCAATGTGGACAGGTGGGATAGCTTACCAAAGCCAAGGATATATACAAAGAAATATAAAAGGACACCCGTTTTCATGGTCATCTAATTATATACTTGAACATCGTTTAGTTATAGAAGAATGGATGAGAGAGGAAGCACCTGGCAACAAGTTTATGATTGAAGTTGAAGGAATTGAATATTTAAGCCCTGACATTCAAATTCATCATAAAGATAGAGACAGAACAAACAACAAGCGCAACAATTTAGTAGCAGTAACGCCCTATGCACATAGGCTAATACACGCAGGACAAGTACCCTACAAAGGCACTTACTGGCCAGAAACAACAAAAGTTTTTATTATTTAAAACAGGAACAAACATCATGGCACAAAACATTGCATTCCAATCAACCAACGGTAATTTTTGCTTGTCCAATGCGACGCTAGCAAAAGGCACTACCACTACCATCAGTACAGCAGCCATTGATTTTATGATCAACGGCTTAGTGTACACAAAAGCAGCAGCATCTAATTTTGCTCCAACTGCAACCGCCTCACAAGCAGCTGGCACATCCTGCTTATATTTGGTAACTGTCGTGTCAGGCGGCACTGTAACCGTAACTAAAAGTACTGTTGAGCAAGTTATCGGCTCAGGCTTGCCTTTAACATGGCCTTCAATCCCGGCTAGCAGCGCTGTCATTGCTGGTTTTAAGATGGCAACTGCAACTAACGCATTCATTGGCGGCACGACTGCTCATGATGCAACGGATTGTACTGCTACTTACTACAATTTCATGACTCCACCTACATTTACGCTAACCGCGTAAATAAAACACAAGGGCGATATAGCTATACCAGTTAATCGCCCTATCTTTTATACATAAAGGACACAAACACAATGGCAATAGATATTTTATTTGACTCTGAAAAATCAAACAACATCGACGATATTATTGAGTATGCAAAAGGTATTGATTTACCGCTTGATAAGCGCCTCGGTATTGACAGGATGAAGGCTCAGATCAGAACCGAAATGGCTGTGCGCAACTCTACCCCCGCACCGGCTGACATTGCATCGCAAAAACTTGTTAAATTAATCATTCACAAAACTGATAGCGATACCGGATCTTTGGTAGTTCCCGTATCTGTTAATGGTAAAACATGGTTGATTAAACGCGGTGTTGAAGTCACTGTGCCCGCATTTGTTGTTGAAGTGCTTGAAAATGCAGTGAAAGATGTCTACGTACAGAATGATTTACAAAAACCACCCGAATTAAGACAGTCACCGGCTTACCCTTTTAGTGTATCGGTAGCGTAAAAACTCATGACTAAATCAGAGCTTTTAGCGTTTGTCAGGGTATTGGTGATGGATACCGTATCACCTTATTTCACTTCAGACGATAGTATTAATAAATATATTGATGAAGCAGAGCGCGAAGCAGCTGAAAGGTCGTTGTATTTAAAGACTGATTCAAGTTTTGATATTGCAATACACTCAGGAACGGCAAGCTATGATATTGACGAGTTAATCATATTTATTGAGAGACTCAAGATACAAGGCGCACTAAAACCCTTGATAAAGACCACAAAGCGCGAACTTGACTTTCAAAAAACAAGTTGGGAGGCGGATGTTGCAACAGATCCTGCCTATCCTATTTATTATTTTGAAGAGCGCCATAGAATAACGCTGTATCCAATACCAGCCAATGATTATACATTGTTAGTGGATGCCTCAAGGCGACCATTAGAAAGCATGGAAACGCCTGTAGAACTCCATGAAAGTCTTGCTTATTGGCCTGTTTATCGTATTTTAATGAACCCAGATATAGACACTTATAAACCACAAGTAGCCTTTGACAACAAAAAATTGTTCGAATCAGTCTTTGGCATGAAACGGACAGCGTGGTTTGATGACCTTAATCGTAATTTATCCATGACCTCAGACATGGAACCAAACCCATTTAATTAGACACACCAGGAGCGCAGTCATGCCAACTATAAGATCAGTACCACAAAATTATGATTTACCACCCGCTAACTCTGTAGCTGTTGGCACGAATATAAAAGTTACGGGCGATAATCTAGTCTATGTTTCTAATGGGTTATCTTGGGACTTATCCAGTTATTCAACGACAGCCGGTGGCACAAACTCAACCAGCAGCAGTGTTGTGACTACTCATAATACAGATGGAACTGTTGTGCAGTCTGTATTTACATTAACTGACCTTGCTCAAGCCGTTGTAAACGGTACTGAGTACCAAGGCACTAAAATATATGACTTTCCCCAAGGAAGAATCTTAGTTCTAGGCGTTACGGCTTCAATAGCGCAAAAAACCACATCAGCACTTGCCTCAACATTAAATGCAAGTTCGACTGGCGCGTTAGGAATTGGCACGGCCACAGCATCGTCTACCACTTTAGCTAGCACGATGGTAGATTTATTGCCATCTACTGCATTTACATCCAGTGCAACAATCAATGTTGCTGGTACAGCAGTAGGCGCAGCATTAGCAGCTTCAGCTCATTTTGATGGCACAACAACCGCTAAAGCCATTTATGTTAATACAGCCTATGCAACAACGACAGATGTTGACGCAGATGCGACGCAGACATTAACAGGCACTGTTACTGTTACCTGGGTTTGGCTTGGAGATTTTTAGTTAATTTATATATGTGACCATATCTGTCTTAGTATTATTTTACTTATTAAGTTTTGTGCCACATTATATTTATTTGCAATAGATTGTTGAGATACTTTTTGTGTTGCATACCCAATCGAACAAACTAACCCATAATTCATTATTCATGATATACTCTCAACATATAAATACTTGGATTATATCATGATTACTAACAAAGTAAAAGAGAATAGTACAATCAGCACTGATACCGCTGGTCGTTACTGTAAACTAGCAAGAAGATGTTCAATAAAATAAAATAAAAGGCAAGCATCATGGCGACTAATATACCCATATATCCAAGACTATACGACAGACCACCAGCGAATACCGTGAGATCCGGTGATAAATGTAAAGTCACAGAAACCGGGTTTTTTTATCTTTCAAATGGCATGGACTGGGAATACGCCCCTGGTTCTGTTGATACATCAAT